CGATCATCAAATGACTTAAATGCAGCTTCTGAGGAAGTATTAAATGCATCAGCTGCGGGAACTACAGTTATCAATAACTATAATACAGTTACTGGAAGTGGTGAGACTCAAGGTTCTGGAGGAGAGGATGTTTTATTAGGATCTAACTTTGATAATATTGGTCCTAATTCAATGTTTGCTACTATGGCATTCAGAGCAGCTTAAATTATGGATAATTTTTCTACACCAACTGACTTTTTACTTAAAAGTTTTAGAATTTATAAAAGTGGAACTAATACAGACATTGAGATCAAAAAATTAGTTGCATCTTTTGAATATGTTGAGTCTATTGTAAGTCCATTTGTAGTAGCTGCGGCTACTATAGTTGATAGTGCTGGTTTAATTGGATCTCTTCCTATTAAAGGTGGAGAAAGGGTAGTTATTGATGTAAAGACAAATATGAGTGAACTTCCGATTAGATATGAAATGGTTGTTTGGAAAGTTTCTAATCGTTATGCTCAACAGAAGAAGCAAACTTATTCTCTTGGTTTGATATCTCCTGAAGCATTACGAAATGAAGTTACGAGAGTTAATATGCCGATGGAAGGTAATCCTGAGGGAATTATTAAAAAGGTGATATTAGATGAAAACTATATTGGCAGTAAAAAAGAGTTCGCATCTGAACCTTCTTTACTTGAAACCAAATTTATTCCTACTAAACAGAGACCATTTGATGTTATTACACAACTAGCAATTAAGAGTGTTTCTCCTAAAGCTAAGTTTGAAAGCAATAATACATCAAATACAAATGCATCGAGTCAGCAAATTAAAGGTAGTGGTGGATTTTTCTTCTGGGAGACACGTAGAGGATATAATTTCTTTGCAGTTGATTCTTTATGTGCTGATGAAAAAAGTCCTTTAAAATCTGATAGATTACAAACAAAGGCATGGGGTTCAGAACCATATGAACCTTATACTGAAAGATTGGGAAATATTGGAGATGGTGCAGATGAGAGATTTACAATTAAAAAATCTGTCTTTGAGTCTGAGGTTGATACTCTTGCATCTTTAAGGGTAGGAAAATATTCTTCTTTATTAGTATTCTTTAATCATAGCACTGGTGCATATGAAGAGTATGTCTATAAAATTAAAGATAGCTATGATAATATGGCACATCTAGGAGGACAAGAGTCTCTTTCTTTAATTCCTGTACAGGAAATAGAACTATCCGATCATCCTAGTAGAATGATGTCGATATTCATGGATCATGAATCATGGTATAATGAACCAGGAGTTGCTTCTCCAGAACAAAAAGACGGTGCTGAGGAACCTACTAAATTTGCTGATTGGCAAAAATACTATATGGCACAATCCATATCAAGGTATAAATTGCTCACAAATCAGAAGCTAAGTATCGTAATACCTGGGAATGCTGAAATATGTGCAGGAGACAGAATTAATGTTAGACTAGTTAGTAAGCTACCAACTGAGCAAGGAAAGGACGAACCTTACGACTTAGAAAGTAGTGGACAATACTTGATTCAGGAGGTAACACACTCGTATGATCCCCTTAGTGGATCAAACGGTGTATTTTATACTACGTTACGCTTGATGAGAGATTCTTATGGACAAAAGGATAAAGTGTCCAAACACAACCAATAAATAAACCTAGACGAATACTTACTTATGGAAAGCATCGAAAAGCATATCGAAAAGGATAAAGAGATCCTACAGGATCCTACTACAAATCCACAAATGCGTCGTCATGTTGAAATTGAATTGCACGAATTGGAAGAGTATGTAGAACACCACAAAGAAGAGATCGAAGCAGGAGATCACCATGATCCTAACTGCATTGAGCTTTTTTGTGATCAGCATCCAGATGAACCTGAGTGTTTAATTTACGAAGATTGATATGGATGAGTCGTTATCACGCTTATTGCCAGTACATCAAATCGGATCTGATGGATTCGCTTGGTGGGTAGGGCAAGTTGAAGGAACCGCCAGTGATGAAGAAAATAACAAAGGCGGATACCGTTTTAAGGTAAGAATCGTTGGTGATCACACCTCTAACAAAGAGGTTTTGCCAACGAAAGATTTGCCTTGGTGTAGCGTGATAATGCCTGTAACGGCACCTTTTATGCCTGGTAATATTGGTGGTGGAATGCCTCAACTAATTCCAGGTTGTTGGGTAACAGGGTATTACTTAGATAATGACAAACAGAAACCTATTATTATGGGTTCTATTGGTCAGGTGCCAGGTGCAACAGCAGTGATCAATGATATTGATCCTAATGATACCGAAGCTTTTAAAACAGGTGTAAGATCTGGTAATTATTCACCAAACCCTACTACGGATGGTGAAGAAGGTAAAGATGGTACTGCTAAAACTGGTGGTGGATTATCTGATGGAACAAAAAGAGGTGATGGTGAAGAAAGGGCACCTCTAGGAACGAAAAAAGTACAATCTATTAAAGATGAACAATGGTGTCAGGTAGTTGCTGAAAAATGCAAGGATGTTGATCTTAAAACACAGATGAACAGCATTATTGGTACTCTGTTAGCGGAAATTCAAAACAATAATGGTAAGATTGGTACTTATTATATTAGTAAAGTAACTGGTGGTATCAATAATGGAGTTCAAGAAGCAAGAGGATATGTAAACAAAGCTATTCGTGTAGTAAGAGAGTTTCTTGCACGAGTAAAAGGATGGATCACATCTAAGATAAAAGATGCAGTTGATGCTTTGGTTAAGGCAATTCTTAGACCAGGAGAAGATGGTAATGTCTTGACACCAATCACAGAGTGGTTTAACAACATGCTCAAAGACCTAGGATGTAAGATGGCAGACCTAGGAGAAAGATTAATTGAATGGTTAACAAACGTCTTGATGAATTTAATCAATCAAGTATATCGTGCTGCTGTTTGTCAAATTGATCAAATAGTTAATGGAATTATTTCTAAAATTCAACAATTGATGGAGAGTTTGCTTGAAAGTGTTTTAGGACCTTTACAAGATATTTTAGGAGCTATTGCAGGACCACTTAATATGATTGGTGATGCAATTAATTATGTTTTAAAACTTCTTGGTATTTCTTGTTCAGGACCTGATCAAACTTGTGCAAAATGGAAAAAAGTATGTACAGAAGGTGGAAAAGAAGAAAAAGAGGATGATGAAGATTTCTTGGATGGTCTATTAAGTAGTATTGATAACCTTTTTGGTGATACTCCAGCAGACTATACACAGTATGTTTGTGAAGAAGCTTATACTGGAAGACCTTTAACTGCAACTACGATTGGTTTTATTGGAGGAGTTCCAGCAAGACCAACTAAATCTACTAAAATCCCTAAAATTGTATATGATATTAATGATGTAGAAGTAACTGAGGGAGATGTTGCTGCTCTTACAGTAAGAAGAAGTGGATTTGTTGATATAGCATCATCTGTAAAGTTTAAGACTCTCAAAAAGCAAGGCACGGCAACAGCTGGTTCTGATTATCTTGCTCAAGATGGTATTTTAGGATTTGCACCAGGTGAAACTGAAAAAACTATAGAAGTTCAAACATTGGTTGACGATGAAAAAGATTCTAATGAGACATTCTTTGTTAGAATATCTCAAAATTCTCCAGAGGATGACGTATTAACAAGATTTATTAAAAAACTTGCTAGATGTACAATTATTGAGACAGATCCAAAAGAACCATCTAATCCATATAGACCAACTCCTGTAGATCCTTTCGATCCTATTCCTGATCCTCCTACAGATGATCTTCCAGATATTCCATCTGAACCTGATATTCCATCTGAACCTGATGATGGTGATGATGGTACTGGTGATGATGATGTTAGTATACCAACTCCAACATATTCTGTTACTTCAAATAGAAGTACATGTCCTGAAGGTCAGTTTATCATTTATACGATCACCACAACTAATCTAACTAATGGAACTATTCTATACTATAACTTAACTGGAAATGGTATAAGTCCTTTTGATATTGTGGGAAATAAACTTAGTGGAAGCTTTATCATCAATGATAATCAAGCTAAGCTTACTATTGGTATTGAAGAAGATAATCAGATAGAAGATGAAGAAACACTTACATTTACTATTACTAATAAGGGAGCATCTGTAGATGTATTAATTACAGTTGAACAGGATCTTGAGGATCTTGATGATAGTGAGGGTGATTCACCAGAGACAGTATTTGAAGAGTTTGAACCACCAACATCGAAACCTCCTATCACTGATGATAATGGTGGTATTATTGAAGTTCCTATTGATAAACCTGGTGATCCTTGGGATGAAGCACCAATTGTATTTGTTATTGGAGAAGGAACAGGAGCTACTGCTACAGCATTATTAGACGAGGGTGGATTTGTTACAGAAATTAGAGTTCAGTCACCTGGTTTTGGATATAAATTAAATCGTGCAAGTGATAATGATGTTAGATGTATTATTGATACATTTACTATTCTAAGACCAGGAATTGGATATACCAGTGTTCCTGACATGTATGTCAATGGAGAACTGGGAATTGCCGAAGCTGTTATAAATGATGATGGTTTTGTTATTGGTGCTCGTATCCTTGATAGAGAGATTACATTTGATAGATTCCCTGCAGTTGATATTGTAGGAGGTGGTGGTTATGGTGCTAAACTACTACCATCATTAGCATGTCTAGATACAGATGCACTATCCACAGTTGGTTCCACTAAGATTGGTACTGGTAAATATATCGATTGTCCATAATGTCACATCCTGTAGGTGCAAAAACATATCCCAATAATATATTCACTCAGACGACGCTTGATGAAGAACAGGCATTGTCTGATCAGCCTAGGTTCCAAACATGGTACAAAGGGTGGTTGACACGTTCTGAAATCTATGAGAGAAAACTTCCTGATGGATTAACTTCTGCTTTAAGAATTGATGGACCTGGAGATAGTGCTTTTTCTTTGGATAATAAAGGAAATGTAAGAATTCTTACTGGAAAGAAAACAGAAGTTGCTGGTAGTGGTGTACTTGGCATTAAAACATGGGGACAACAACAATTACATAATGAAAGGTCTAATATTCAGTATTGTGCTGGTGGCACAGAAAATGAAGGACAAGCATTAAATGTTCTCTGCTATGGTGATTATGTTGAACAGAGTATTGGAAGCACGAGATATATTAAAGCTGCTAAAATTGAGATCACTGCTACAGAAGAGCTTGTACTGAATGGTCAAACCATTAAAATACAAGCAACAGGTGATATTGAGATGGGTGCTGCGGCAATCAACACTGCACAGACAAACAAAAAGGAGATAATCTTAGGACAACGTATGACTTTTGGTGCTGGTGAGGATACTGACTTACAGTTTGATCCTAGAGCATCTAAGAATATCATTTCTCCTGGTAATATCAATCACAAAGTTCTTGGTACATATAAACTCAAGAGTTTACGTAGCATGACTTTAAATGGTGTTGCTGGAGTCTTTATGAGTTCACCAGCAACAACTACTGTTCAAGGTTTGGGAGCAACCAATATAATTTCTGGTAAAGGTACTATGAATCTTGCCTCTGGTAAGACTTCATTCGTTACTACTGACTTTGATCTTACTGCAG